GCTGGATGATTAGGAGCAACCTTTTTCATTTCTTCGCGGCTAGGACGCTTTCCTTTAGGAGCATAACCCGCATTTGCAAGTGCTCTGCCAATTGCAGATGTCTCGCAATTCTCCAATGCAGAAGTCTGATTGACCCCGCGTGTGCTAACTGTTTCTTCAGCGTACCCTGTTGCCCATGCGATGCTATCTTGGCTAGTCTTAAACAGATAAGCCTTAACAATATATCGAGTAGCTTCCACAACTTCCAACTCAGTGCTAATGCGGAAATCTGGATAGTCCTTAATAAACTTTTCAAGTCTCACCTCAACTGGTTCATAATCGGCTAAATTAAACATATAAGTCATTCTCCTCTGTTTGGAGTTGTCCAGCTATTGCTAGATAACTGGCTGCATCTATCCAAGAATCTTCTCGACTTCCATCTTCGATTGTTCTTGCGATTTTGACCAACGATAAGATAACTGCAACTTGGTAATCTTCCACTGGCATTTCAAGGTAGGCACTGATAAGTCGTGCTGCTCGTGCCATATTGTCACTTGGGTGGCCGTAAGCGAGTCCTCTGTCCGAGTATAGATCAGTGGCAGAACTAAGTATCTCTCCATGTTTCATTCTTGCCAGAAATCTGCTCGATTGACTGCACGACCTTTATGCCAACCATCTCGATGGCCGCGTTCGTAAGCTGCTTTGTACGATTGAAGTATCCATACTATGAAGCTAATGCCTGCCCCAATAAGGCAAATGATTAAAAGTTTGTCATTGTTACTCATGCTGACACCGCCATATTGAATGAATCGTAGTTGGTTAGCAATACCCATGATTCCATGTTGTGATCGTATGACTCTTGAAATGCATAGTCATTTTGCTCTAAAAATGTGCGAGCCATAATCATGCTGATTACTGTGTCATACCAGCAAACTACAGCCCAATCGAATGAAGGCTTATCTGCAAATCTGTCACCTTGTAGCTCCCAATCATTGCTTTTCCAGCCCATAACTGTGTCTGTCAAATTGTCAAAGTCTTTAGCTGTAATCTTCATTATTTCACCGCCTTGATGCGTGGGTAATGTCCATTTTCTGCAACATACTGGCTAAGTGTGACAACACTCTTGTATTCATTGCAGGGGATGCAATGGCTGTTGTTTATTACTTGCCCATCGCAATAGATGCAATAAAGAGCTTCCTTTGTAGTTACTGAACTTTCGTATATCTCTATCGTTGCCATGATCTGTACCTATCTGTACCAACGCCCTCGGTTGGTTACAGGATTAGTCTTGCACTTACTGCCGCCAAATCAAGTACATTTAGGTAACAAAATGATAACGATTTACTGGTACAACTTCCCGTACAAAGTAAATGAACCATCCTTATTGATGGGTACTAGCATAGGTGAGACATGGTCTCCATGCGTCTCAATGACTGCCACGCTCATCTGCCAATTAGCGGCTCCAGCCTTCAAATAAGAGGCTTTCTTCTTGTCCATGACATTTCCTGCCTCTAAGCCCCACAAAGTCCTGTACGAGGCTCCTATGCCCTCTGTGAAGGCACTAATGCCTGCCCTGTGCGTGTGACCACAAACCACAGATTTGCCGAACTTCTTAGCCAGACCTAAAGCTGTGAGTCCAGCATTGGAGTTCATTGATCCTTCATCGCCATGAACTAAGACCCATCCCTTATGAAACTCGAATGGTCTTTTATGAAATCTGATTCCAAGCCCGTTGAAATCCATAAACTTTGAGTATTCCAGCTCTGGTAATCCGATGAGGCTAGGTGCGCGTAATAGTGTGTGGTATAGGCGGTCTGTGTGATTGCTCCGAGTGACATCTGTTGTGCCGAGTTCATAGAGAATATCCTGCGCAAGGCTTCTGTCAGCATCTAGCGTACCTTCCCACTCCAACTTAGTACCCTGCGCCCAGCGAGACTGGCTCTGCATATCTAGTTCATCGCCTGTATTTAGGATGAGGTCAAACTTCTCTCGCTTTACTAACTTAATGAGATTCTTTACAGCTGCTTCATGATGAAAAGGTATCTGAAGGTCGCTGATAATTAAATATCTCGCTTTAGTCATCGTCCTCATCTTCGTAATTGCCGAACTTCTCTGGATCGACAGGGTCAGGCAATATCCAAGCAGGATAGGATTGAGGTTCAGTAATCATAAACATGGCTACATCTTCTTTGAAGCCTGCTCGTTTAAGACTACAGAAATACTCATATAAACCAATGCAATAAGCATCAAGCTTTGAGTAACCTTGTTCCTCTAATGCCTTAGTTGCTTTTCTTGCCATAGCAGAATGTTACCTGTCTAGTAAGATGTTATAGATTTCATCGACTCGCGTGTTGAGTCTTTTAATCTCAGACAACAGATGCGTAATTACATAACCAGCAAGACCACCAATAACACCGAGAGTCGCTAGATAGAAAGTAAAAAAGTCCTGTTGCGTCACTTCTTGATTCCCATAGCAGGATCATTGGCATTTAGATAGCGCATGACTGGTGGCAGAATAGATGCAACACCTGCTGCAATAAGAGCCTTAGGGTCTGTAACCCCAGCAGCTGCCATTGAGATTACTGCTACTAAGAAGGCTCTAGCCCAAGAACCTGCTGCTGTCTTTAGTTCATTCATTACTGGCTCCTAACATAGGTACTTGAAAAAAAGCACCATCATTGTCAGCTTCTTGCGAAAACGAGACATGACAGTGGTGGTTGTGTTTGTTTGAGCCCTCGTATGTTCGCCACTCCCAAGCCTTTTTGCTTGAGGCGATACGACCATCAAAGATAATGTAGGTAATGCGCTTTTCTCTTTGAGACTTGCATAAGAGACGAATCTGATCTGCAATATCTGGCATGAGGTCTGGCTTGCTCCGACCACTGACATCACGATCCACATCGATGGCACGAACCCAACCATTAGCATCGGGATTATGATCGCTAGGACGAGCTGCGTGTCGAGTATCACCGATCCAGCCATCCGATGTGCGGTCACGACTTGGGTATGAATCATCGAACTGCTCTCGTAACTGAATAGCAGCTTTAGATAATCTTGGCTTCATGAGCAATTATCTTAGTCAAGTGTTCCACTTATAGCCCAAGTGCCTTTAAGTCATCAGCAGTTAAACCAAGTGCAGCAAGTTTTGCCTGTGCTGCTGTTTTGTCTGCCTCTGCTTTTGCATCTTGCTCAACCTTCCAAGCCCCATATTGTGCAAAGCCAGCCGTAAATTGGGCTTTTGTGCAGCGTGCTTTTGTTTCATCTAACCATTGAATATCATCGAAATCTTCACCAACAATAGCCCAACCGCCTTCGGGCAGTAAAAAAGAAAGGACATCACCTGCGTTTATTTTTGTTTCCATTATGCACCAATTTCTAAAAGAGTTACTGTGCTAGACATTTGACCGTCTGCGTTTACTTTTACATTTGAAACATTTCCCGTGACATTTGCAAACGTGAAATTGTAAGATACCGCGGACGTGGTAGAGGGTGAATCCAAATAATTTACACTTTGGTCGCCATAGCCAGGTTTAGCGTTTGAATCATATAAACCCAATTCTGCAATTTGGTCAATCATTGTTGAATCGCGCAACAATCTTAGACCAACACTATTCTGTGTTGCACCCGCGGTATCGCTTTTATAGATATTTATTGAACCCAAAATCAAAATTTTGCTTGTTGCCGCTGAAGGTGTAATGCTTAATGCAATACCCGTTGCCGCATAAGTGCTTGTAGAATTTGACGCACTAGTGACGAATCTTGCATTGACAACCTGTAAGACTTTGCCACCACCAGCAGAAGGTGTAGCCCATTTCAATCCAGTCGCTGTTGTAGTATCAACTGTAAGAACTTGTCCTGTTGTGCCAGTTGCAAGACGGGCTGGAGTAGATGCTGCAGATGCTCCAATAATGTCACCTTTAGCAGTAACGATTGAGTTTTGAATAGCATTCGGATCATCAAGAGAAACCCAAGCTGCACCTGTATAGATTTCCACCACATCTGTGTCTTTAAGGTATGTGACCATTCCTTCTGCGAGAACGCTTGCAAGAGCAGTTGTACGCGCTGCTGCACTAGCAAAGACCATAACTGTCTGTTGCTGTAAATAAGTATTTACATCGCTGGCCGATAGCACATCTCCTGTGCTAAACAGCTTGTAACCTGCTCCTGCCATTATTGCTCCTTAGTAGCTGAAAGACGATACCCCTAAGATACCATATTGGGTTGAATTGAGGATAAATGCATCCAAAATAGGCTCGGCAGTTACTAGATTTACTTTCCAACTGTCTGGCTTTATTTGATGCGAAATGCCAAAGATTTGTTCAGTCTTGGACAAAGTTGTTCCTTGAGGTTGAGATGTAGTCACTGTGATTGGATCAAAGAAATCCAAGTCAAGAGCTGCAACAGTGCCAGCAGTATAGTTATCCTGCTGTAAATCTAGGGTCAATAAATCCACGCGGGAAGTTGTGTCTTTGCGAGATGCCACAAATGCCTGTGCATATTGCAAAGCTTCTGCGTCTGTCTGCATGAGTAAGCCAGATTGATTGTATGAGTGAGTAAAGTATTTAACTATAGAATCAGCATCTGAGACTGTTTGAACGCTGCCACCAGAGCGAGTGACAGTTGCTTTATTGTAAATTTGAGTATCATCAAAAACCCATTTGACATCAGAATAACCGATGCCTGTGCCATCATCGTTGAACACAATAGGGGTATAACCTATAGAACCAGCAGTGACGCTTCTATCTTGAAATACGCACTTGCCATCTGCCCCCATATAAACAGCACCATATTCTGTCAAGGCCATATTTTGAAGTGCGGCAAGTGCAGTTCTTTGAGTACCTGGATCAGCCTGAACTGTAGTCAATCCTGTATCAATATCACGCATGGAAGCAGGCCAGTTAATAGTGTCCAAAATCTTGGTCACTCTTGCACCACTTGTTTCTCCAGCAGTTGCACCAGTAACACCAAAGAACTGTGCATTGTTAAATAATCTGAAGCCATCTACTGCGGTTAGAGTTGTATAAACTAAATCTCCAGCAAATTTTGGAGTACTTGTTGCATACGAAGTTATGTAACCCGCATACAGTGGGTAACTTGTGCCATTATATGTAGCAGTAATAGCAATTTTACGCATAGGACTTAAATAAGAATAATAAGGTGAGCTTGTGTTCTGGGGGTTGAACGCGGCAGTCTGGTCAAGAATCCGAACAGAAGCAGTACCAGTGTTAAACTGTTCAGCTGATAATTGACGCCCTCTATTAGTGCTAATTGTATCTACTAAATTAGACACATCAACCACAAGAGCAGTTGCATCTGATAATACATCAAGACTTCCAAGTTTTGATTGATCCAAAATAAAAGGGTTTCCGAACTGCGCTCCCGTACTGAAATTTATGATTATATTTATTTCTGGCCGACTCATAATGCTCCAGCAGTGGTTAAGTAGTCTCCCTGCTTGTTAAGTCTAATAATAGTATCCTGAATAAGACCTGAAAGCTCATCTGGATTAGAAACAGTGTTGGCATAGATTTTAATATCGTAGTTACGATCCCTTTGTTGATTAGGGTTATATGTAATGCCAGCACCCGATGTTACGCCATTTGGGAAACCATTACTGATATTGCGGTCAGGGTTTTGGCCAGGGTTGTAATTTACCCCTGGTATTCCTACAGCTGGTACTAGTGGAATCAATGGATTAGGAGTATTTGGTACTAAAGGATTAGTCGGATTAACTGGATTAACAGTGCTTGGAGTCTTGCCATTATTGATAATAGTTAAAAGACGGATTGCCTCTGTAAGATTAGCAAGATTGATTAAATCTTTAGGAAGTAGAGCATCAAGAATTGTTTTAATATCAGCCAGTTTAAGACTTTGATTTTGAAGCGTACCCAAGATTTTTAAATCTTCATTTAGTTTCTTAGTAGCCGCTTCGATAGCTGCTGCATCTTGAGATGCAATAGCGGCTTCAAGTGCTGATATATCTTGCTTTATCTTTAAGCGTGTAATGTCATTGGTAATCATTAACAATTGAGATTGAGAAGTTGCTTTGCCCAGTTGCTCAGCTTGGTTAATCATGGCAGCGTTAAGCTGAATAGCATCCATATCAAATATGTTGCCACCCTTGCCTAAAGCCAAATTAGCCTTATCAACAGCAAGAGTAAGTCTTTTATCAGCTAGAATCTTAGCTTGAGCAGCTGATTGCTCTTTGGTAAGTTTTGTGACTTTGGTTTGAGCAGCAAGATAACTACCAGATTGAATTGGGTTTTTGCCCTTAGCAACATCTGCTTTTCTGCGTGCTTGTGCTCCCAATAATTGAAAAGGCGCAAGTGGATTTAATGCACCAAGTATGTTCTTTACTACACCTGCTCCAGGTATTGAATTAAACTTATCTATAACAAGGGTGATACCTCTTAAAATATCGCCTATTGCAGTTCCAACAGCTTCTAATTGTTTTGCTAGTTCTGAAGCATTGGAGTCTTTACCTAAGATCATCAAAGAGTCAATAAGACCTCGGCCAATACTTTCTTTAACATTGTTAGAGGCAATGGCTAACTTGTTTAATTGACCTGCATAACTTTCAGCAGCACTTGAAGCTTGTCCAGCAAATAGTGTTGTTAGGCGTGTTTGAATCTCCTCAAAAGAGGATGAGGTTAATTCGACCTTGCTAAGTCCCACACCTAATTTGCTTAGAGATGCATTGTTGCCAAGATAAGCCTTCTGAAGTGCTTGACTTACAGCAGTTAAATCTTTTCCTGTACCAGCAGAAATATCTAAGGCTAAGCCAAGTAAATTAGTTGCTTTTGAAACTGAGCCAGTTGCCCTAAGCAACCGATCCATAGCAGGACGAAGCATGTCATCAAGGACACCAGATTGGGCTTCAAGTCGAGTTATTAGGTCATTGACATAAATAGAAGTATTGCCAGTTTCAAGGCCAAGATTCTTTAGTGTTACACCTAAAGAACGAGCAGCATTCTCGTCAGCTACAAAAGCCTTGACGGATGCCCCACCATAAGCTAGGGCTTTTTGTGCAATGTAAGCAGCTGTAAATCTTTTGGCAAGAACATT